GTGGCGCTGGCCACACCCCGGTAGCCGGCGGCCGACGCAGGCGACGCCGGATCGATCGGCAGACAGCGCTTGGTCGTCCACTCGATCGCCGCGCGCACGAGGCCAGCGATGTCGATCTCGGCCTTGATGGCGATGCGACGGCTCGCGACCTTGGTGTCTGCGTCGTGCCGGCTCAGGTCTCCACTTTGCTCGACGGTCGCGTAGCGCGATTCGCTGGGTGCGTAGTATTCCAGGACGTCGAGCGGGTATTCGCACGCGTGGAATCCGCTCTCGCAGACCGCGACCTTGCCATCGTGTTCATAGGTCTTGCCGACCTCGAACTGGAAGCCGCGGCACTTGAGGTCCTTGTCGAAGCCCTTGTAGCTGACGATGGTCTCTGTCGGCTCTTGCGTCTGCGCAGGGTTTGCGTCTACCGCCACCTCGGCCTTCTTCGTCTTCTTCGCTGCCGCCATTTCGCTTCCCTCTCGTCTCCCCTTCGGCACCGGCGGCGCCTGGCGTGGGGAGAGTGCACGAGACTTTAGCGTTTACTGCGTACGTCGTCAACAGTAAACACTAAACCACGACCTCGCGCAAACCCTAGGTTCGCGCTGGCGTGCTCGTTGGCGGCAGGTCGCGCAGCGCCGCCAGCGCAACCCGCAGCGCCTCTTCCAGCGTTGGCGCGGTGGGCGCCGTGATCGTGGTAGAGGCGCCGGACGCGACTGCGGCGCCAGGGCGGGCCGTGACGACGGTGCCGTCGAGCCATCTTACCGGCATGCGCAAACGCCGCTCCATGTTGCGCGCCGCCCTAGACGCAAAGCTATAGCCGTTGGTCACCTGCGACAGGAAACTGGCCTGTGAAGCGGTCAGGTGGAACTGCTCCGTGACCTTCGCGTGCCCCCCGTGATCGGCCACCCAAGCCAGGGGCAGCACGCGGCGCTCCTCCTGTTCGGCGTCGGTTGGGTCATCCACGAGCCGAACCTTAGTCGAGACTAAAGCAGTATTCACTTGCGCACTGTCTGAGTAAACACTAAAGTCGGCAGCCATGGACTTCCCTTCCTGGCTCGACGCCGACCGCGGCCGCCTCACATCGGTGGCCGAACACTTCGGCCTCACGCAGTCGGCCGTCTCGCAATGGCGCCAGAACGGCGTGCCGCCCGGCCGCATGAAGGCAGTGCGCGAACTTACCGGCGGTGCCGTAACGCTCGACGACATGCTGCCCGATGCCGACCGGCCGCACCCGCAGGGCCGCCCGGCCCTCGACGTGGCTGCGCCGAAACACGCCGCGACTGCGGTCTGAGTCGAACGGCACCTGCGCGCCGTGACATCCACTGGCGATCCTTTCGTGGAGTTGCGGGGGGAGATCCTGCGCGAGCACGTCGACGTGATCGACGCGGTCGTTCAGGCCACACCCGGCGCGAGCCGCATGAGCGTGCTGCGCCGGATCGTGGCGGAATGGGCGGATCGCAAGGTCCATGAGGCCAGTCTGATTCACCGCGTGGCGGGGAACAACGGAACCGCGCCGCAGGCATGCCGGCACCGCAACGGAAGCAGAGCGAAGACGCCGTGAGCGTGGTCGCGATCAAACCCCACTTGACCGCCATGTGGGCCCCCGACGAGCTGCGCCGGCTCGTCGGCTGGCTCGTCTGGCGCTACGAGCTGCGCGACGGGGAGGCCAAGCCGCGCAAGGTGCCGTACTACGCCGGCGGCGGCAAGCGCCACGGCGTGAACGGCTGCCCCGAAGACCGCGCGCAGCTCGTCACGTTCGACGCCGCGTGCGCTGCCGCGGCCAAGCGCGGGTTCGACGGCGTGGGCCTGGCCCTGATGCCCGAGTTCGGCGTCTGCGTCCTCGACTTCGATCGCTGCCTGGCGGCCGGGGGCCTGCACCCCGAGGTGCTCGCCCTGGTGCAGGTCACCTATGCCGAGTTCAGCCCGAGCGGCCAGGGCGTGCACGCCTTCTTCACCGGCGATCTGGGCAACCACAGGGACCACGGCGAGCCTTTCGGCTTCGAGGTCTTCTCGAGCCGGGGCTTCGTCACCTTCACCGGCAACAGCTTGCCGCACGTCGAGGGCCTCGACCTGGTCGGGCCCCCCGTGGCGCCCGTCACCGACGCCGTCAGGGCGCTGTGCGCCAGGCGCTTCGGCCCGCGGGCCGTGCCCGACGACGACGACCCGCTGATGAGCTACAGCCCGCCGCTCGGGCTGACCGAGGGCCAGCTGCGGGAGGCCCTGGACGTGCTGGATGCGGGCATGCGCCACGACCCGTGGCTGCACGTCGGCATGGCGCTGCACCACGAGACCGGCGGCGAAGGATTCGATCTGTGGGACCAGTGGAGCAGCACCGCGCCCAGCTACCCCGGGCGCGAGAACCTGCTCAAGCGCTGGGAGTCGTTCGGCCAGCGCGCAGGCAAGGTCGTCACGGCCCGCTCGCTCGTCAAGCTGGCCAACGAGCACGGCGCGAGGATCAACGTCGCGACCAGCCTGGCCGAGTTCGACGCGCCATCGACAGCCCCGGACAAGCCCGACAGGGCGCAGCGCTTCCCGCTGGTCCAGGCCGCGCAGTTCGCCGACGGCGCTGCCCCGCGCTGGATCATCAAGGACGTGTTGCCCCAGGCCGAGCTCGTCGTGCTCTTCGGCGAGAGCGGCGCGGGCAAGTCCTTCGCCGCGCTCGACATGGCCGGCGCGATCGCGCGCGGCGTGCCCTGGCGCGGACACAAGGTGCGCAAGGGCAGGGTGGTCTACGTGGCCGCCGAGGGCTCTGGAGGCATGCGCAAGCGCCTAAAAGCCTACGCCCGGCACCACAACCTCGACCTGGCCGACATCGAGCTGCACGTCGTGCCTGCGGCGCCGAATCTGCTGCTCAAGGAAGACGCGCTCGCGCTGGCGCGGGTGATCGCCACGCTCGGCCCGGTCGACGTGATCGTGATCGACACGCTGGCTCAGACCACGCCCGGCGGCAACGAGAACGCGGCCGAGGACATGGGCCGCGCCCTGGCGCACTGCCGCGGCATCCACCGCGCCACCGGCGCCGTGGTGGTGCTGGTGCACCACGCCGGCAAGGACACGAGCAAGGGCGCGCGCGGCTGGTCGGGCTTGCGCGCCGCAGCCGACGCCGAGCTCGAGGTCGTGCGCCTCGGCGCGGCCCGGGTCCTCCAGGTTACGAAACAGAAGGACGGTGACGACCACGGGCGTTGGGCCTTCGACCTGGTCGAGGTGGCGCTCGGCATGGACGAAGACGGCGACGTGGTGTCCTCGTGCGTCGTGGTCGAGGCCGCGATGCCTGCCACCGGCCAGGTGGGCAAGCCGCTCGGGACGATCGAGCAGGTGGTCAACGAGGTGATCCAGGAATTCGCCCAGGCGCAGACCGCCGGCATCGAGGTCGCAGCGGTGCTGGCCGAGGCGGTGAAGCGCCTGCCCGAGCCTGAGGATGGCAAGCGCGACACACGTAAGCAGCACGCCAAGCGGGCCCTCGCGGCGCTGTGCGAGGGCGACGAAGCGGCCTATTGGATGCGCGACGACGGCACTTTGGAGGTGATGTGATGAAGCAGTCGACTACGAACGTGCAGGGAATAGCGTGCACCACGCTTGCACCACTGCACCACGTGCAAAAAAACGCACGTGGTGCACGTGGTGCAAGCTTGAAAACGCGGCATACCCCATTGGGTATACGAGCGTGTGGCTCCGACGTGAGTGTCGTGAACGCGCAAATTTCTGCATGCCCGGGCGTGAACGTGCAAAAAAAAGCTGCACCACGTGCACCACGGCTGCACCACGGTGCACCGTGGTGCAAGGTGCAGTGCTCCCAACTGCACCACGGCGGGGGGAGGGGGGAGGAGCGTAGCTCCTTCCCCCCCCGCCCTGGTGCAGCAGCACGGGGTGGTGGTGGGGGTATCCGACGGCGGGCCCCTTTGGCCGAACCCGCAATTTTTTACGGGACACCTGGTGCAGCGCGGACGTGCGAATTTTTGCACGTTCGCCGAGTCGCTTCGCCGAGGTCCCCTCCGGCTGGTCGCAAGGCGGCACCTGGCGCGACCGGCTCTGCGCATTTTTACGAGGCCGCATGACCGGCCGCGTCGACTGGGAGTGCGTGCTGGCGGACTTGGCCTGGGTGCTCGGCGAGCCGATGCCGGGCAGCGCCGAGCGCACGCCTCTGGGCACGCGAGCGCTGGCCGAGCGGCTGCGCGTCTCGCGTGGTGCGCTGCGCAACTGGTGCGCCGGCACCGAGCCGCGCCACAGCGACGCGTTGCGGCTGCTGCAGCGCTGGTCGGAGCTCACCGGCAAGCCCGCGTCGATGGCGCCGGTGCAGCGGGCTTGAAATCGCCCGCCACTTGTGGCGATGATGCGCGACCATGTGCAATCCGCTGCTCGTCGTCGCCGCCGCGTCCGTCGCGTCTGCCGCCTACTCGGCCGACCAGCAGCGCAAGGCCGTGCACTCGCAGCAAGACGCGCTCGCGGCATCCCAAGCCGAGGACGCGCGCAAGGCGGCCGAGGCCGAGACCGGTGCGCAGGTCGCAGCCAATGCCAACCTGGCCGACGCCAAGCGGCGCCGTCGCACGAGCGCCCTCGGCGCAGGCGACCCCAACGCCGGCACGAGCGACACGCTGGGCGGTACGTCGTCGGTGCTCGCCACCGGCGGGCCCACGCCCTACGCCACGGCCGCCACGGGCGCCGCGGCCGCGCGCTCGAGCTCCGGCGCAACAGCGCTGGGCGCCGGGGCGCCACCCGCGGCCGGCGCGCGCACGGGCGGCGGGGGCGGTGGTGGCTCGCGCATGACGCGGGTGAGCGCGCTCTGATGGCTGCCAACGTCGTTGCTCTGGCCAAGCGCCTGAGCGCGCTCAAGGCGCTGCGCATGCCGCACGAGCAGGTCTGGCGCGACTGCTTCGACCACTCGTTCCCGATCCGCGGCTCGGGGCTGCAGTCCAACTCCCTGACCGCGCAGACCGCGCTCGACCGCAAGGCGCGCCTGGTCGACGACACGGCCACCGACGCGGGCCGCACGCTCGCCGCTGCGCTCGTCAGCGGCATGACGCCGGCGAGCTCGCGATGGTTCTCGCTCGAGGTCGTCGGCGCCGACGACGCCGGCCGCCAGTGGCTCGACGGCTGCGCCTCGCAACTGCACCAGGAGATCCATGCGTCGAACTTCGACGCCGCCGCCTACGAGTGCAGCCTCGACATGGTGGGTGCGGGCTGGTTCGCGCTGTACGTCGATGTCGACCGCAAGGCCGGCGGCGGTTTGCGCTTCGAGCAGTGGCCCTTGGCCGGCGTCTACGCGTCGGATTCAACTTACGGCGGCACCTGCGACACGGTGCTGCGCGCCTACACGCTCACCGCGGTGCAGGCGGTCAGCGAGTTCGGCGACGCGTGCAGCGAGCAGGTGCGCAAGGTCGCCGCCGTCGAGCCCGACTCCCCCATCGAGCTGTGCCACGCGATCTATCCGCGCAGCGCCTGGGTGACCGACGCGAAGATGGCGCGCAACCTGCCGATCGCCTCGTGTCACTTCGAGGTGCAGACGCGCCACCTGCTGCGCGAGTCGGGCTACAGCGAGATGCCGGTGATCGTGCCGCGCTGGGTGATGATCCCGGACTCGGTGTACGCCGTGGGGCCGATGTTCGACGCGCTGCCGAGCGCCCGGCAGTTGAACGAGATGGTCCGCATGGACCTGGCCAACGCGGAGCTCGCCATCGCCGGCATGTGGATCGCCGAGGACGACGGCGTGCTCAATCCGCGCACGATCAGGGTCGGTCCGCGCAAGGTGATCGTCGCCAACAGCGTCGACTCCATGAAGCCGCTCAGCACCGGCGGCAACTGGCAGCTCGCCGACGAGCGCATCGCGCAGCTGCGCGGCCAGATCCGCAAGCTGCTGATGGCCGACCAACTGCAGCCGCAGGACGGCCCGGCGATGACCGCCACCGAGGTGCACGTGCGCGTGTCGATGATTCGCCAGTTGCTCGGCCCGATCTACGGCCGGCTGCAGGCCGAGTACCTGCAGCCGCTGGTCGAGCGCTGCTTCGCGCTGGCCTACCGCGCGGGCATCTTCGGCCAGGCGCCGGATTCGATCGCAGGGCGCGGCTTCTCGGTCAAGTTCATCGGGCCGCTGGCGCGCTCGCAGAAGATGGAAGACGTGGGCGCCATCGAGCGGCTCAACGCCGACCTGGCTGCAGTCGTGCAGATGAAGCCAGAAGTGCTCGACATGATCGACTTCGACCAGGCCACACGCACGCTGGCCGAGGCCCTCGGCGTGCCGCTCGTGCTGCTGCGCAACGCCGATCAGGTGCAGGCCGTGCGCGACGCGCGTGCGCAGCAGCAGGCCGCGCAGCAGCAGCAGCAGCAGGCCCAGCAGATGCAGGCCAGCGCCATCGACGCCGCGATGCAGCGCTCGGCCAAGGCCGCCTGACCCACCACCCAAAGCAAACGGGAGACCGAGCCATGCCAGGCCCCACCATCGCCGGCACCTTCGCAACTGGCGCCGCCGCATCGGTCGGCAACGCCAGCGACGTGTGCAACATCCACAGCAGCGCGACCCAGCTGCGGCTGACGGTCGCGGGGCTCGACGCGAGCAACACCGTCAAGACGCAGAAGCGCACGAGCCCGGGCGGCGCGTGGGTGGACCAGACCACGTACAACGCGGATCAGTCCGCTGCGCCGATCGTGGTGGCGCCGGGCGAAGAGTGGCGCCTCGTGCAGGTGTCGCAGCAGGCGATCCGCGACATCCGGTACAAGCTGTCGCTCGAGAACTGATGGGCGACGAGCGCAAGGCCGCCTGATTCCCTGATGGAGAACTGAAATGGCCGACGCGAACAGCGTTTCCCCTGGGCTTGCCACGCTGGGGGCTGGCAGCTGGACTGTCACCGAGCCGAGCGCGGGCGGGCGGTTTGGCTCTGTCGGCGTGCTGACGCCGCAGCAGATTCTGGCTACTCAAGCCCTGGTGTCAGGGTATTGGAATGTGCCGGCACCCGCCTGGAAGGCCGCGACCTCAACTGTCGCGGCGGGGTCTACGGCGAAAGGCATCTGTGTACGCGGGTTCTCGGAACTGTCGGGGCTCACCACGACTGCCCAAGACGCCAACATCACCGTTACACCCACGATCGATACCGCAGCACCGTTCGGCGGGACGGCGCTCAAGCTGGCTATCGTGAATACCGCCGGCGCAGCTCGTTACGTGCAAGTTCAAAGCGGAAACGCGGACATCAACATCCCGAATTTCAAGGGAGCGAAACGGCGATTCGCCGCGCGTGTAGCGACCGACGACAACACCAAAATTTCGCAAGTCGAGCTGTACTACGGCATCTCTGGGCTTGGCAGGTTCGTCCGGTCTCGCCGGTTCCCTGGCGACGCCTCGGGGGCTCTCGCCTACACCTACTATTTCCACGGCGGGCCGAACGCGATAACTGACACGCTGCTCGATAATGACGCCGTGACTCAGTACCGGTTCACGGTTTACGTGCCGGCCAGTGCGACAGTCAACGTGTGGATTGACGGTCTGTATTTGCCGGATCGAACCCCGGGCTTCGTGGCGTGGACATTCGACGATCAAACAGTCAGCTTGGCAACGTTTGCCAGCCTGCTTTCGGCGCGCGGTATGCACGGGACGTTTGGCATCAATCAGTCGGGCATCACGTCAGGCGCCCTCACCCCGCTACCAGCCTACGGTGGGACCGCGCTCAAGTGGGAGGATTTGGCAGTCATGGCGGCGGCTGGCCATGAGCTTGGATCGCACAACGTCAACAACACCAACATCACGACGGCCGGACTAGCCACTTACATGGCCGAATACCGCACGATGAAATGGGACATGTATCAGCGGGGCTTGCTGACGGCGCCGTTTTATCACCCGTGTGTGCAGGGTGTCACCACTCTCGTGGGCTCAGACGCCCTGTTAGCCGAGGGCGCACGGGTCCAGCGTCTGGTGACTGCGGACAACTGCGAGCCGATGTTCCGCGAGCAGTTTTTGACCTGCGTCCCCGTGCGCAATTTGGATACGGCGTACCAGCTCGGCAACGCCACGACAGCCGGGAAGATGTTGTCGTTCCTGCAGGACGCCATCGACTACGGGACTGACATCGTATTCATGGGCCACCTGCTCGACGCCAGCTCCTACGGGGCTACGAAGTGGCCCGTCGCCGACTTCATCGCGCTGGCCGATGCGGTAAAGGCCGCTGTTGTTGCTGGCCAGCTCGGCGGCGCTGGGTCGGTCAGCGAATGGGCCAGGTATCGCGGCTGGCGAGTCGCCTGAATCTCATCCCCTGCCGGTGAACACAGCCAAAGCCGACCCGGCGACCTACGCCCGGGTGTTTGAGGGGCACCACGAGGGCGCCCTGGTGCTCGAAGACCTGATCGCGCGCTTCGGTGGCGCGCTGTTCGTCAAGGGCGGCGAGGAAGGTCGACGCGAGACCGACTACCGGCTGGGCCGGCGCGCGGTGCTCGACTTCATCCTCGGCCAGGTCAACCAGGCGCACGCCGTGCCGCCTGCCGACGACGAAGAACGCGCCGCCGGCGCCTGACACGCAGCCACCTTCCGAAAGGGCAAGCATGGCCGAAGACACCACCCCCACCACCGGCGACACGAGCGCGGCCGTAGCCGCGACATCCAGCGCCAGCGCAGCCGACACGTCGGGGGCAGCGCCCGCGGCGGCGTCCGTGCTCGCCGCCGGCGCAGCGTCGACTGCCGCTGCGCAGCCGGGCACGCCGACCGATC